GTGTGTTTTCACCTGCGTTCGGGATTTTCATGACCATGAACATCGTGAACCGGCTGCCCACGGTCCCCGGAAACAGCGACTTGTTCAGGTCGTCGTCCTGCCCGTTGGCGAAGTCCGTCAACAGGCCCGTCCGATCGTCCTGCGAGAACTGGATGCCGGGCTTGGTGCAGATGCCCGTCGCCGAGTAGGTCGGGCTGGAGATCGCGGGGTTGACCTGAGTGGCGGAGTAGAAATCCCGATCCTGCCCGGTCGCGTCCGTCCAGTAGTCCACCCGGTCACCGTCAGCAAGCCCAACAATCTTGCTCGCGTCGTGCCATGACCACAGCCGATCCGCCGCCGCGATGCCCGACACGCCCGCCTTATAGTCCGGGGAGTCGCCGATATCCGTGGGAATCCAATCGACCGTCGAAGTCGAGCAGACCCCGCTATCAGTGTTCACGCCGCGCGAGGCGTTCGGAGGCGACGAGACATAGACCTCGCCCGATGACGAGACCGCCAACTGGCCCGCAGGGGCCGGGACCGCCTTCGACCACAGCAGCGTCGGGAGACTGGACCGGATCGCCGAGTAGACCCGCAGGTAAGCCGCGTTCGCCTGATTCTCCAGCAGGTAGAGCTTGCCGCCCGAAACCTTCAAGTCGGGGCAGTACCCGTCGAGTTCGACTTCCCAGCGCACCACGGGCTCGTCCTGGTCCTCGTCGGGCCGGTACGCCCACACGCTGCCCGTCAGCCCGTTCGGGCCGCTCGAAGTCGCCACATAGATATTGCCCAAGGGGTCAACATCGAGAGCGCGGATCGACTGCTCGGCGATGGGGACAGGAACCTCGATCCGCCAGATCAGTTCCCCGGTCGGGTTGTACTTGGCGACCTGAGTGTTCCCCTGCACCGCGTAGACATTGCCCGAAGTGTCCACCGCCATGCGGTAGGTGTGCTGGAACAGCGTGTTCGCGTCGAGCAGGTTTTCCCAGTCGATCGTCGGTGTGTCATTGACCGCGTAGGTGGTGCGGTTGTTGTTGTAGGTTACGACATTCAGGGCTTGGATTGGGCTGTTGCCGTTGACCTGATCGCACAGCCGCGTCAGACCGCCGCGTGAGCCGCCCCGAGTGCGTCCAGTGACCGGATCGACACCACGGACATTGAGAGCGTCGGCGGTCGTCAGCGGGGGCTGATCGACCTTGGCGAAGTCCTCGTTGATGCCTCGGAATGGGAACGGGATGCGTGGCATCGGACCTCAACTGGGGTTGTTGACATTGCCGGTGTAGAACTGAACGCGACGAATGCGACCGTTGACCGTGTTGAGAACGCCGTAGTCGGGCTGGATGCGACCGTCACTCTGGATGGCCTGCTGGAAGATGCGGCCTCGGGCGATGACCTCCAGCCGCGTGTCCAACGCCGCCGTGTCTTCTTCCTCGTAGCCGCGAGCCCATGCCCGGAGGATCTGGTTGTAGAGCGATTCGATCCAGTGCGGGATGCGGAGCGGATCGTCGTCGTCCACCACACGCTGCCAGCCCGCCCGGTAGCCCAGCCGCAAGAAACTCGCGTCGTTGGCGTTCGGGGTCGGGTACAGCTCCAAACGGGGCTTGAGCGGTCCTTCCGTCGATCCTGATGCCAGTTCGTAGACCACAACCCCGAAGTACCCGCCCGTCGCCTCGATGGGGTTCTGGCGGAGTTGCAGGATCTCGTCATGCGTCGTGAACCGGAAATCCCGCAGGGACACCGACGAGTCGTCCATCTTGATCGAAGTGATTGAGGCCAGGTCGGACGGGAGTTCAATGAAACTCTGGTCGGCGACCGCCGCGAGCGTCACCGATCCGCGTTCGAGCCACTTCCACGGGTGCATTCGGCAGAGAAAGTCCCCTGCCTCGTTCACCAGTCGGCGGGCCGACAGTTCCGGGGCGGGGTCACCATCCAGCGTGTGCTGAATCTGCTTGATTGCGTCCGAGAGGATCATAAAACCCCCAGCCGCCCGGTAAGGCGGTGGGGATTCGAGAGAGTGAGATCAGGCGTTCGCCTGCTGGAAACACCAGCCGTCGAACAGAACATCAATCAGGGTCGAGGTTGTGGGAGCGGTCGCCCCTTCAAGAGCAATGGCAATCTGCCGCTCTCCGTTGGCAAAAGTCCCATTAAGATCGCCAGCGGTGGTCGGGATCAGAGCATCGCCAGCGGCAATGTTGCCAGATCCCTTGATCGCCGAACCCTTCGCAATCCCGCGAAGCAGGAAGCGACCGGTCGCGTTGTCGGCCACATCTTCGAGCGCGAGAAGGAAGATGGCAGACTTGACCACATCGCCCGCAGCGGGCTTCTTGACATTGGCGAAACCGGAAGCGGTGTCGCCGATGATGTTGTTGGACACATCGCCGTCAGCGTTGCCGAGGTCAAGAACCACGACTTCGCCTTGGGTGATGGCGGCGCGTGCGATGCACCGGTAAGTAAGCTGCTCGGGCTGGAGGCCGATCGCAGGATTGATTCCAGAAGTAGCCATGTCGTGTCTCCTTTACGCGCCGGGCTTGACGATGCCGTGGCAACGGCGGGACTTGGTGAGAAGGTTGCACCACGATTCCACGGGAAGCACATACGAGCCGACCTGGTTGGTGGGCTCCTTGACGGTGTGCTTCTTCATGAAGTATTCGGAGTGCCAGAAGATGTTGAGGGCGTTGCCGTCGATGAACCAGTACCGGGCTCCCGCGTCGGTCGCGAGGGCTTCGGTAGTCCGGCCCGACGAGCCGTCGTCGTAGATCGCCAGCGAGTCCAGCGCGCTGATGTACTCGACCGGGCGACCCATGAACATCGGGTTGCCGTAGGACGGGTCTTGCGGGCCAGCCACGAAGCGGTCGTTGCCAGCACGAAGCAGGTTGGAGAACTGCACCCGGCCTGCCTTGGAAGTCAGGATCATCTGCTTCTGGATGGCAAGGGGCTGCTGCATGTACGGCTGCATCGCGTTCGGCGTGCGGAAGTTGACGGAGAGCTGCATGTCCTCCATCGCGTCAAACAGGCCGTCGAGGTCGCCGTCCGTGTCGTCCGGGTCAGCCGCGTCGTACTGCTTGATCTGGTTCTTCCAAGCCGTGTAGGTGGCAGGATTGAGACCCATGACGGTCGTGAAGCCGTCGTAGGTGCCGTCCGTTTCCTCGTTGATGAGGGCCGGGATGGAGTACATTTCCTTGCCGCCAGCCGCTTCCATCGTGGTCGCGTTCGGAACGGCCCACAGTTTCGCCTCAAAGCCCTTGGTGGTCGAAGCCACCATACGGGTTTCCTTGGCACGCTTGAGCCGCTTGTACTGGACCTTGCGGGCCTCGGCAGTCTGATCGCCGTTCAGGGCGAGTTCCTGCGAAGTCCACGACATATGGTCGAGGTGGAAACGCCACGGGACTTCCCACTCGTTGAGAACCTGCGGGTTCTCCCAAGTGAAGGTCTCGTTGGGCTGGAACGAGGTGAAGGTGTTGGCCTCATCGAACATGATGAAGTCTTTGATCTTCGACCCGCTCTGGATGGTCTGCGACATATCCGTGCCGCGCATGAAGCGGTCGAGGATATACGAGTTCTCGAACGCCTCGACCTGAATGACATCAGGCCCGGTGAGAACATGGAAATCAGTGACCGACATAAAGTCGGTGAACTCTGCAAGTGGTGAACCGGCCATTGCTTTGGCCTCCGGTGAGATGCCTGGGCGTTAGAGCCACGGGGTCATTCCCACGCCGGAATCCTCAGGACGAGAGCATTTTCCGAACAGTGTTCGGGTCTTTCCCGTCGAGGATCAGATCCAGAGCCGCGTTCTCGCGTTCCTCGGGAGTCATCGAAGATGCCGGAGCCCGATGCGTTTTCACGGTCGGATTCCCAGCGTTCTTCAACCGGCGCGACTGGTCCAAAGCAGACTTGGCGCGTTGAAGCGTGTCCCGACCGAAGGTCAGCAAGGCCGCGTCACGCATCGCGTGTTCCGCGTCCTCGTAGTCCCCGGTCCTGACCAGACTGCGGACTTTCGCCACGACCGTCTGGAACGCCTCATCGTCTTTCAGTTGCGGGAAGTCCTCAGAGACCGCTTTGCGTGCGTCTTGGAGCATGATTCGCTCCGCATACGCCCGCGTCAGTTTGCTGTCCCCTTCGACCTGCTCGTACCGCTGCTGAATCATTCGCTCGGCATCGGCGAAAATGCCCTTGCCGAACTGCTGAAACGCGGCAGCCGCTTCTGTACCAAACTCCTGCTCGAACCATTCAACCGCTTTCGCCAGGTTGTCCGTCTGGTTCTGGTCCTGCGGGGCCGTGTCGCCCTCGCTGGCCGTCGCCTTCTGGCTCTCGACCGAATCGGTTTCTGACCGCTTGCTCTCGGAGAGCTTGCGATCGACATCGGACTGGTTTTTCAACCGCTTGAGCCCCAAGTTCTTCAGCTCTTGCAGGCCGTTCTCGGAATTGAGAATCATGTCGATGATGTGCTGCGGTGTGCCATCACGCCGCAACGCCGACAATGCTTTCTCAAGATCCGGGTCGGTGCCATCGGTGGCCGTGTCGCCTGCCGATGCGGTGGTATCAGTATCCGACGACTCAGCCGTGTCGCTGGTCTTCGGAGTCTTTGGCTTGGTCTCGTGATCGGTTTCGTCCCCAGGATCATGAACCGCCTTTGGCTCAGAGTCCGCAATGTTCGCGGACAACCACGCATCTTCCGCCGCCTCGATCTTCTGAGTCGGGGTCGGTGCTGGCTTGGTTTCGGTGTCTACCGTCTGAGTCTCGGCCTGTTCAGGCATGAAAACGCTCCCGTCGAGGTAGAGCGTTCTGCCCGGTGTCGCCCGGCTGTCGAGCCGTGGCCTGTCTCAGTATACCCAGATTCCCAAGGATTCAGCCAAGAATCCGTCATTTGTCGTAGTGAAACTGACCCTCGGTCTTGGCGATGTACTCGTTGACCTCGCGTTGGTTGGCAAACATCGCCCGCCCCTTCTTGTCGTGACGCGGAGCCCGAGGATCGTTCGGCGGAAGCGTCCGAGACACGAACGGCTGAATGTCCGCCCGAACGCTCGTCTGACAGTCCGACATCAGGCGGGTGCATCGAACCCCGTCGATCTCCACGACCTCCCCGATCTTGGGTGCATTCGCCATCGAGAAGAAGTGTTCCACGACCTCGCCGGTCGGGGTCTCAAAGTCGTACATGGGCATGGGCTACTCCTACGCGGGGACCGCGAGATTCTGTCCTGTAATGTTGCCCTGCAACTGGGGCTGTCCGGGCATCGCCCCGCCACCGCCCTGCGGCTCCTGACGGACCTGCGGGGGCGTGCGGCCCACCTGACGGCCCAGCATGGGCGTGCTGCGCTGGGGGTTGTACTGGGCCTGACTCGCTTGCTTGAGCATCTTCATATCCACCCAGTCACCAAGATCGGGCATGTTCAACGCCTCGCCCAGCGACCCGATGACCTCGGGCCAACGAACGAACGGGGCTTGGACCATGACCGGGACGAGACTTCCGATGAGCTGGATGCCTTCGAGCGTGCGACGCTGGACCATGCCCTCGCTCACGCGCTCCATGCTCAGGGGCTCAATCTCCAGTTCCAGATCGTTGAAGGTTGCCCCAGACCTGTCCTCGAAGTCTCCGCCCTGGAACCACGGCTCGACCATGCCCAGTTCCTCAGCGGCTTCCTCGCCCAGCGGGAACTGAATGTCGTCATCGTGGTAGAGATACCACGCAACCCGGTTGGCGATCTCCGCCACACCTTCGGCGTACCCGTCCTTGATCCCGGAAACACGGGTCTCGGAGGCATCGTTGGCGACCGCGACCGCCGTGGCCGTCGTGTCGCTCTCGACATTGCCGCGCTGAACCTCGTGCATCCCGCTCGCTCGGTCCCATTGCTCCCGAACGATCCGCATGTAGGCCAGCATTTGTTCGGTCAGACCACCGATTTCGAGGGGAACCACGCCGCCCGAGCCCTGCGGGAACGCACCAGCGACCGGAACCACCAAGTCATGCTCACCGGCCTTGACCTTGGCAATGATCTCGGGGTCAGCCGAATCGACCAGAATCATGCGCTTGTACCGCTTGGCGGTCTCAGCGATGAACTCGGCCTGATTGACCAAGTTGCGGGTATGCCCGTCGATGGCCTGCAACGGGCTCATCGGGAACGGGTCGGACGGGACGATATGAGCCCCGGACACCACATAGGGTCCACCGGGGGGGCCGTAGTACGGCCTCGGCTTGCGGACCTGAATGTATCCGCCGTCCGTTTCGCCCTGAGCCGCAAAGGTGAAGATGGTCCCGTGGTAGCCGAAGTCCGGGCCGGGCGAGTCTTCCAACTCATGCTCGGGAACCCAGATTTCGCAGAGCCGCACTTCCTTCCGCGCGCTCTCGTCGGTCATGGTCTGACCGTACAGATTCCGGGTAGACACCTTGTCGTTTCGCCGGTTGTCGGCCAGCGACTCGATCGCGTCCTTGATCCATCCCTCGGACTCGGGCTCCTTCTCAATGTCGTCCTGATCCCGATAGAAGTGATGGCCCATCCAGCGAGCGTCAGCCAGATCCTCGGCGATCGGGTCAAACACGAACCTCTGTGGGTCGATGCGGGTGACAGTCGGCCACTGAGGGTCGTCGTCGGGCGTGCGGCGATGCCCCGGAGCGGGCTCGCGGTGGATGATGCAGACGAAGTGAGCAAACAGGAAGTCGATCGCGAGCTTCTTGCCCACGCGACAGAACCTCCCCTGCTTGGCCCAGCGGTTGAGACCCATGCCGATCGCCCGTGCGACCTCACGCTGAGATCCGGGCCGGGCCGTCTTGGTGACGAAACGGGGGTTCTCGTAGATCAGCTTGGGGGCCATGAGCGTGATGTACTCGTAGATCGGGTTGTCCGGTGCGGCAGCATCCGGGTCGCTGTGGACCGATCCCGCGTACTGCTGGATCATGCCCGGCAAGGAACGCAGGTGGGATTCCCGCATTCGGTTCGCCGCGTCCAGTTCCGGTCCCAACGCCTCGGCGCGTGTGTCAAGTGCCATGCCGCCCCCTGTTCCACTCGACTTCCTGGCTCGCCACCTTGCGGCTCACCATTCGGATCTTGCTTTTCATCGGATCGTCGATCTTGATTGTGTGCCTGCGGCCCCGCTCTGTTTCCTCGCGGTCGATAGCGATGACGATGTTCCCCTCGGGACGCTCGATCACGAACGACTCGCCCTGCTTGATTCGCCTGCAAAACATGGTTCGTCCTTGAACTAAGAGTGACCCAGAAGGTGTCCCAGCGTGCCTTTATCGTACCGCTTGGGCCGGTCGGGGAACTCGAGTTTGTCGCGTTTCCAGAAGCTCATCACCGCATATCGAGCAGCGTCGCAGCCGTGGTCCTCGCAGTCCGGGTCCGGCCTTTCCTTGGTCTCGTCCCGCTTCTCATCCCGCTCGTAGACATA